CCGGAAGTCGGAATGGCCTCTGATCGAGGCCAGACCCCACCGTACGACGAACCGTCGTCGGTGGGCTTGACTTCTCCCACAGGCTCTAAGAGCCCGCCGCCTCACAACTCAGTGAGGCAGCCACCATCCAAGCTTTATGCTGACGCGCTTGGGACGTCCAGAACGTTCCAAGTGTTTCTCATCTTGGCTCATGGGTGGTACCCACGAGGAAGGTCCATTCTTTTGGACCGTGCCTGGCCAATAACAGGGTATAACGCTGATATCGCTATCAGCTTCCCTTAAATTATTGGTTTCAAGCTTGAGCAAACACTTGAGCAAGGCACCAGTGTCCCCTAGCTGATCACTAGGGGCTTTGGCCTCAACAACATAGCCCCGAACTTGTGGGCTAAAGAGGCTTGGGTGCATGCGTTCGCAGTCGTACTCGCGAAGGCGTGAAACCCTGCCTAGCACAGGTGAGTCTGGCCCTACCGTTGGGAAATGTTTCAACATCCCCTCGAGTAGGTTATCCAGATAACGGACACTCAATGGATTCCAGCCATTGTAAAGCTGGTTCCGAAGGGCAACCGTTGCAATCACACCTGTTCCGTCTGCCGTTGTGTCGGGTAACGCTTGCCGGACACGGACAATTGATATGTCCTGTCCATTAAAGTATTCCCGGCCACAAGACTCTCTGAACTTTCCAGTCCAGAAAGACTTGTCCAGACCAACTCGAGCTCCAAAAAGTTCGAGAGTCTGTACAACGGTACGCACATGATCTACGGGGACAATCAAATCATCTCCGTAGACACGCACCGAGCCAATGAAGGAAGAAATATCCTTCTTGGTTAGCGTCACGTTGAGCGATCTCTGGATTCCTAAGAAGATCAAGGTCGTAAAGACCAAGGCTTCCATCGGAAAACAGAGCGCTGAACCCATAGACGCGTACTTAGCCAAACGGATTATACCGTGGCCAGGTACTTCAGCCCGCCTAGAACGTGTGGCATCGAGGGCCTCTTCTAAATGAGGCCATCGTTCAACCATCCGTCTGACGAGCTGATTGGAAACACGATCGGAAGCATCGCTAAGATCTAGCGTTGCGGTTCGATTATCAATCGAACCTTGACGAGCAAGCTCCTGGTTAGGAGTCTGATCGTCAAAACCGATAAGTCCACGTAGGAGTTCATCCCTATCGTAGGCTGCAAGGAAAGATCGCAATAGTGCCTGCTGCATGTATTGCATGCAGGTCGGCTCCACCGCGATAATCCTCGGTGTTTTCAACGTTTTAGGGACGGGGATTACCTTCACAGGAATCTCCATCTCGGGTTCGAGGACGTCTACATCATTCAATTCATCACAAAAGTGATGATTAGGAATGAGATACCTGTCTAGGGGAAATACCCTATCTAGGCGTCTGGTCCAAGTACGCTGATTGTACTTTCCATTGCTGGAAAGACGATCAGCAGTTACACCTGGGCCATGCTTAGGGAGAAGTTGACCGTAATAGACATCTCTGTCTATTTGGGAAAACAACTCACTAAATAGCAAAGCTGACATAGATTGGAACTCAATGAGATCTCTCTCAGAAAGTTCCGAGTCAACTTGACGTACGTCCTGCTCACACTCAATGTACCCACGCATCGCTTTTCTGACCCTTGCATCACTGCAGGGGAAAGAAATCTTGCTAAACGTCAGTGTTAACTGACGGATAGCATGAATAGATGCGACACATGGATCATCGAGCAACGTGCCGCTGCACCGGTCGAACACACGGTTGAAGAAGCCTCCGAGAAATCTGGGGCAACTTCTCCCTCTTCCCTGCGAAGGGAAGTTGGGATGGATACCGACCTGACCTTGGTCAATCCACTTTTGGGTGGCTTTTCCAAGGCTGGGTAGGGTTATCGTTAGAAACGATAACCCCTCATGTTCGATCCGCCTCTTGACCGTATTAATGTCAAGAGTGGCGCTAGTGCAGCATAAGATGGCCGAATCCTCGGCCATCTTGGACCAGAGTGACATCAGGCTTTTCAAAGCACCTCCTAACAGAGGTTAACTTTCCTTAGCCTATGTCATATCACAATTATTCCCGGCGCACACCCCGAAGGGTGCACGCCACAATTCTTCCGAATTGTATTGAAGGGAATAATGACCACAAGGAGTGCACATGCCATCATGGCAGGACACACCTGATGCTGCTACGGCAACTGTTGATAACCAAATATATTGGCTATCCAGTCGGCGTAGACGTAAGCAACTTGAAGGACAATGGCTACCATTAGAGTTAGGGCTTTGTACCCTACCTCAACGTGGAAAACCAAACCTTCTCGGTTGGTTACTGCATCAGGTCCACGCTGTTCTAAATCAGTTCTGATCGGACCATCGAGACTTTCGACTCGTGGTACGACCACTCTGACTAGAGCAGCGGTTCCTTTACGACTCACCAGCAATCAATTTGGTGATGAGCGCATCGGAGCTGGCCGCGAACTGGGTCTTAAACCCAGTATACACAGCAAGTTGCTCGGCAGCCGTGTACCCAGCAGGAGGTACATCAAAGACGATGTAACAAGACATCGACACTTTGACGTTCTCCGCTGGAATAAACGGATCTGCCGTCAGCTTCGAGTGGTTGATCCTGAGCAGATGCCTTAACCGCTTCCCACTGTCGTGGGAAGCAAGCATCTGAATCAGGCCATCCGCACTCTGATAGACGGTCTCGTCTCCTTCCGTAGAAATACGGGGGAGAGGGGTCGTCACAGCAGAGATTGTGACGGTCTGTGGATCTGTGAATGCCATAAGCATCACTCCTAGGACTCGAGGTTAATGTCGAGCCCCTGTATACAAGGGTTTAAACTTGTATACGTGGAAACGACATAGGGCAGACAACTTCAGTGAAACACTCGGGTTATCCCGAGTGCCGCTGAGATTGCCAATTGGCGCGGAGATAGACCATTCCAGTCTATCTCGAACCCAAATGGTGTGGCCTTCTCCCGACGTTTGAATTCACTCCAAACGGTAACGGGAGACGCGTGGATGGTACCATACGGTTTATACCGCGGGGTACCAACCAAAGTGTAGGTTGTACTTTTGGAACAATGTTCCATGATATAACCCCACTTCATCACCAAACCATCGACGGCCCAATCCGAGAGATTAGAAACTACATCTCCCGTATTGGAAAACCAGTCGAGGGCCCACGTCCAAGGCGCTGCGTTCCAGACAACTTCTGGCGTAAGCTCGATCCCCAAAAGGGGTCCAGCCTTAGCTGCCGCACTCACCATTCCATTTCGACTATTATAGCCGATAGGAAGGTGATATGTGAAAGCACCTGAAAACCAAACCCTACTATAGGTTTTGGTTGTCTTATAGAGCACAGGCTTGGGCTTAGAGAAGTCGATACAATCAGACGGATCTGATGTATACAAAAAACCATCAGAAGGTCCGATTGCTTCCGACACCTCGGTTGTCTCTACTGGGAACTCACAGCGTCGTCTTACCACTTTGCCTGAATTACGTTCATAAGCAGATAAAAGCTTATGAGCGTTGGCTGCTGCGTAACCAACGTCACGCATGTCAGCGGCAAGTGGCTCCCAGCCGAAAGCGGAATTAAGGTATTCGTCCCCTGCTGCTTTAGCAAGGTTCGTTCTACCCTTCCAGGACGGAACCCCCGGTAAACGGGGAATCTGCCCATGGAAAATTTCCGCTATATCAACGGCTAGGTTGGCGACATTATTGGTAGGTTTGATCTGAGCGATTGCACGCGTACCAAGTGGCCTCAAGTTTTTGAGGTTCGCTTCGTCGTGTACAAGCGTATTCGGATCAACAGCAAACACTGGTCCGTGATAATCACTTTCCAGATAATTGCTGAACCAAACATCCCCTCCAAACGTATGTTGCTCACTAGCATTGCTAATGACAGCAAACGAATGAGAGAGGAAGTTACCTCCAATATCTCCGGAGAAAGGCCCACGTAAGCGGGTCCTTTCAACCCAGAGACCATGGTTCTCGTCGGAAGTAACCTTCCGACCTCGAAGAGCAGAACTCGTTGTCAACTTACCCGAAAAGGAGTTATCAGTAATGATAGCCCCCGTCGGAGTAGGAGGATAACGAATTATCCTGCGTTGACGCCAATTAGGACCAGAAGTCCAGTCCGCAATTGGCATCTCTCGGACATTTTGTCTTTTTGACAATTTGTCCTCCTCGAGAAAGGTAGAGATGTGGTCAGGTTACATCCTTCGTATGTAGTACGAAGAGATGTCTGCACTATAGCGAGAGCCCGCGGAAG